GATCTAAGAGCTATGACTGGTATTTCGTCATAGTAGTAAATAGGATCAGCATCAGAGCCATAACTATCTTGATAACCGTCATACCCTACATTAGTAAACACCTTACTAAGTGTAGGAGCTTGGTTCCGCATAATCTCTGCAGCTAACTTCATTAGTAACTCATCTTCACGAGTACAGTAATACGTCACACGGTCACTAGTCATCACAGTCTTTAACTTAGGCTCAACTTTGTCCCAGGTAAGAGTAGATTTCTCACGATCGTTACGAAAGCTACCGTTATTCCTAAGAGAATACGCAACCATACGCTTTTCAATCATACGTATTTCAGCAGCAGATAAGCCTTCAGTAGCCTGTAACTCAGATACTTCTATCTCTCTATCTTTAAACTCTTCAAGCCATTCATCGTCTGGCTCTACAATTGAGTAGTCGTTAAATAGTTTTGAAGCTTTAAGTAGCGGAGTTAGCAAGTCTTGATTTGTCTGCATCTTAGCTAGCTGAAGCATATCTGTATCGTTAGACGCAGCTTTCAACGTAAGAGTATCTAGATTCTTAGGAGTAATAAGCGTAAAAGATCTTTTTCCATAATCAGATGAATTACCAATAATAAAATGATCTCTTAAGTTATTTCTACTGTCACCTTCTTCTCTAAAGTATATCTTATCAAAGTCGATGGCTGACCAGCTTTCTGTAGGATTAGTTTCAATAGACAGCTTACCTCCTTTAACAAGAGTAGTAACTTTACTAACATTAAAAGCTTTAAACAATCCTTTAGGTCCTGCATACTGTATAGTAGTATCCGAAAACTTAGGCTTCATGTTATTAGTATCAATGATCTTAGAAATCTGACGCAGTGCTGAATTATCTGCATTCATAGAATCAGTCAATACATCTCTGCATGCCTTAATCCACTCTAAGAAATCAGTACTCTGCAGCTGATCTTGTACTAAGTCAACAGCTTCTTCAGCAGCTTGAAAGATAAGGTCTTGAACAAACTTCTTAGTGAGCTCATTCCATATAACTTTCTCACGAGAAGGAGTAACCTCTACACCTTCTTGAAGAACTATTTCTTTACCAGTATCATCTTTAAGTACTTGACGCATAGGACATTTAAGACCTACAGAACCCCACAGTTGTTGCATCTCTAGCTCTCTAAAGTCTACATACCCATAGTTAATACCCGTGGTAGCACCAGGAGCTTTTACTATTACAATATGAGGTTTAGAATACATATAGCTATCTGCCACAAGTAAAGAATTAGAGTTGTGTATTACCTCAGATAAGAAACTTCTAGGAGACACAAGTCCATCTTCATGGATAACTTCAAACTTAACATTGCTTAAATACATAAGCTGCTCTTCAACAGCTTCTTCAAACCTGTTACGGTTATGCTTTTTTACACCGAATGAAACCTCAGTATAGTTAAGCTCGTCTGTGTTCTCATAATGAACTTTAGTACCATCAGAAAATGTAATGAATGGATTAAATGCAGGAACATTAAATTTAGTAGTGTAAGGATAACAGCTTAATTTAAATTTTTTCCCGTTGTGCACGGTGGTAATGTTGTAGAAATCCACACCTGTAGACAGGGCTACCTTAGCACCTAAACCAAACGCACCGAAGTTCTCAGAAGTGTTACGCTTAGTTGAGTAACCTAATTCCAGGATACCTTCTAATCTTCTTTGACCAATGCCAACACCATAATCTGTTACACTGAACGTATCGCAGAAACCTATTCCTTCGTTTCTTTTATACTTAACGTCCACATGAGAGTTTTCTTTATTCAAAAACTCTTGATTGTAATAGCTAGCATCAAAATTAGAATCAGCATATGCTTCTCCTTGTCTTTCTATATAATACTGATCTATTCTTTTCTCTCCTTGCAATATTTCTAATGCCATCTCCTTCTCCCGTTGTGAATCGCAGGCGTTAGTCACCAGCTCACGTACAGTTGAAGGTATAGGTGTAGAATATTGTGTAGACTGTAAGATGTCAAACACCATCTTCTCAGCACCTTTATTGATTTTTTTGGCAACACCGCCTGTGTTTGTAGCGATATTGTTATCAATTGTTTTTATACTCATTTTTTTAGAATAAAAAACCCCAGCAAATGCTGAGGTCGTAGTTAATATTTAAATCCAACTAAAATCCGTAGTTGTCACAGTTTTGTCTAAAAGTTTTCATTAATACTTTCAGATCAACTTGTTTATCTGGGTGTCTTTTTTCCCAATTGTCATATAAAATGACAAATGTTTTAACAAGATGCTCAGCATGCTGGGCACGAGGGTCTACCTCTTTAAATTCTTCATCCATGAAATTTTTCTTTAATTATTTCTATAGTTTCTAACACTTGTTTCTGGTTACGCGGCAAGAACAGGACAGGAGTGTCTTCGTCCAACGCCTGGAGATGCTTTTTAAATAACTTCCATTTTACAGGAAATACATCATTAGCGAATCCTTTTACTTCGATAATCCATTCATTGTTAGGATCAACAAAATCCGGTGTATAGGTAATATCTCTAACCTTAGTTGTATTCTCTACGTATTCACGTTTAGAATTACACTCTATAGCTTCAGATTCAAACCTAAACCCTTCCATTAATACATATTTCTTTTTCTCGTACAACGAAGCTATACCTGCATCCTCAAGTTTTCTATAAGTAAAAAGTTCAAGTTTAGACCTGAACTTTATTCCTTTGTAAACCTTTGCGGTTGCATTTCTAACTTTTTTGTTCTTCGATCTCTTCGTTTTGAGGCGCATCGTGTTTGCTATTTGTGACAGTATTGTAGAATTCTTCATCTAGATCTTTAATTTGCTCTAGTAAATCCTTTTCTTTCTGTTTAGCTACATCTTTGCTGCCTACATCTGAGGGTGTCTTTGTGCCTAAATTACTATATATAGTAGCACACTTTTTTAATATGTTATCTATTTTAGTCCTTACTTCTGTAGTCATATTTGCTTTTCTATAAGACGTTTCGCGTCCTCCAAGGATTTATTGGCACTAATATAGTCTGATATGTCTTTAACTGCAAGCTCTGAAGGAATGCATATATTCCTTAGCTTAAACTTGTCACAGATCTTCTTAGCCATTGTTTGACCAGGGTTTTCTGTGTTACTAAAGTCATTATCATAAAATATTATTACTTCTTCGAACCTTTTTTGGAGCGCTTTAATGAACTCTTCTTCGGGCATTTGCATCACTGACTGCAGTGCAACCGCGTGCAAGCCCAATTCATACAAACACATAACATCTTTGAGAGAAGACGTAAGAACCACAAAATTACCTTTATCGGGTAACTGAGACCAACCTTGAACATTGCCACTACGCGTGTTACTAATCCATTTAATTTCATCATAAGGAGAATATATTTTATATCTACCCTTTACTTTAAATGCATAACTAAGCATACAATCAAACCTATTATAGTTGATCCAGTAGTAATCAATTGGGCAGACGTCAAATTTAAGCAAAGTTTTCTTACTTATCCTAAAATTTAACCAAAATTTTCTATCTTTAGTAGCCCATTTTCTAGTGCGAATCTTTATTTTAACTGATGGCTTTATATCAGGCTGAGCTTGAGAGTGTGATCCCATAGTGCCCATACTGTAAATTCCATTAGTTTTAAATGAAGATAATCCTAGCCCAAAATCATTGTCTATCAAATGTAAAGCTTCTCTAAACGTGCATCCATATTTAGCGCGTATATAAGAAAAACAATCAAAACTATGATCAGGGTATCCAAAATCCTTGTACCACAATCGGCCACCATCTAGGGCCTTTATACTTACAGAGGGAGTTCTATCCTCACGAAGCTCACTGCAAAATTTTCTTTCCATGCTCTTAAACGTAGAGCAATAGTATTTAAAGATGTCAAATTCAGTTATCTTCTTAAGAATTTCTTCACTATGTAAGTGTGCATCACTGTTTCTATGCTTTATCATAGTAAATAAAAGGAAGGGGGAGGTGCTAAGCATTGACCTCCCCACGACCTCTATTATTTAGTTCCAGTCTTCGCCCTCTTCTAGAGATAGCGCAGGTGCTGGATCTGGTTGAACTGTATTCACTTCAGGAGTATGTGGTCCCCACTGCAGGTCACCCGTAAACTCCGCATCAAATGCGCCGTAGTCATCATTTAATTTTTTAGCGAATAAATCATCTCTTTCAGGAGATACACGACCAAAGAATTTAGTGTATACTTTTTGGTATGTCTTACCTTTATCGGATTGACGTACACCAACAAGTACACGAACTTGGTTGCTTTCTAAAAGCTTTATTATAGCATTTATTTCTGCTACGTCGCCTTTAGCAATTTTAGCTACTGTATCATAACGGACTTCTTCGCCGTTAGCTACGTTAGCCCAAGCCTGAGTAAATGCAATAAGAGTGTCTTCTCCTGTTAAACATTTACGCGTGCCTTCTTCTTTCCACCAGCTCATATTAGGATTATCAGTAGGAACTACATCACTGTATGATGATTGGCCTACGTTATTAATCCATAAATGTTTTCCATTACGAGAAACTTTTTCTACAGGACTCATTAAAATCTCTAGACTTGTAGTAAGGTCTTCGTTCTTAAGCCAGAATACAAGTTTAGTGAAATCTTCGCCTCCAAAATTAACATCATAGGAAGGTTCTGTCTTGAACATTACTCCAATTGCATGGAGCTCTTCTAAATTGGGATTTACAGCTGCTACTTTGAAATTTGAAATTCCTGAGTAATAGGTTATCCCTCCGCCAATTACAGCGGTAGTTGAATCATTGCTTTTAATAGCCATATCGATATTATATTAAATTGTTTAAATTATCAGTGTCATTTAAGGTGTCTCCTTTATGATCTAGTCCATCTTCTACCCTTGTTTGTTGGTTGAAGGTACTTTCTACGTTCGTATTATCTACTCCGTACAACATATCTGCAGCCTCTGTTAAAGTTGGGTGTTCTACAGGAATACTAGTTTGAGCAGGATCTACTCTAGGAGTATCATCTACAAATTGGAAAGAAAGTTTTTTCCTTTTCTTTACCTTTTTACCTTTAAGAGCAGGGTGTTTAAATACCTCTGCTACTTCCCATTTTTCTAAGTTATACTTAAGTCGTATACCTTCTCTATCAATACCATTTTCTAGATCCTCTACGATCATTGTTGTGGTAATTGTTTGTGGCGTAGTTGACGCCTGTTGTTGTGTGTTAAGCTCACCAGCTGTTTGTGCTTCTATCATCTTGATATATTTAAGCGGTTTAAAAATTAATCTATAAAAATATTACTCCAGTCTAACACCATTTCCTTCCCTTTCAGGTGATCACAGCGAGAACCAGCGTTTATATTATCTGAAGAGTTAAAAGAGATACAAGTGTCTTCTCCCTCTCTGTATACGTATCCAATAGCATCTGCATTTGAGCAAGTTATCTCAGTTATCTTACCTGTTAGTGCAAGATCTTTAGCAGAGACTTCTTTGCCTTTTTTGTTTACCATTTTATCTTTAAGGTGACCAACAAGTATAATATGATCTGCTAGCTTATTGAGGTTAGCAATCCATTTCATAAATGCTTTACGCAAATAATAATAGCCGCCGCCCATTGGCAGTGAAAGAATTGACATTCCAGGATTCTTGGTGTCAAAGTCTTTACCCATAGGAGTTGCCATGTAAAGTTTCTTGGCATCTTCTTCACACCATTCTTCTAACTTAGAGATAGTGTCGATAGCTACATATTTGTATGGTTTCCCATCTTTAATAATCTGTTTACCTACTTCTGTTAGCTCAGTAAGATTATTTACTTTGACTTTAAGTGCGTCTAGCATGTCAGACCCTTCTTCTAGATCTATAATCAAACAATCTTCTAGTGTAGACAAAGCACTGGTTTTACCTATTTTAGGTGGACCATAGATTATCATATTTTTTGGCGACTTACGGCTCGCCGGTACCTTTTCTGTTGGTAGTTCCATCATTATCTATTGGTTTTCATAATGTCAAATGCACTGTAGTTCATGCGTAAATAATCAAACCAATTTTTAGATGCGGTTTTTGTAACATCATTTTTACTCTTCTTTTTTAAAGTCTTTTTAGACTTCTTTGCTTCTTTAGCCATATTTATATTGATTTTTATTTTGTACCTCCCCTAAACTTAGGGGCACCTTTTTTAGGATTTGTTAACTCCATATATTCTCCGCAGTCAGAACATTGTACATCATTTATGACGCCTTGTCCTGGTATATATCGCACAGTTACTTTATACTCTTCTTGTGTATTGCCACAAATTTTACAGTTAAATTTAAGCATTATGTTCTCTCTGTAATATTAAACGTACTCATGTCAGCTTCGTATGCAATCATACCTAGCATTCCGTCTCTGTTCTTTTCTATGTGCACTGCCATAAGACCTAAAGGGTCTTCGTCACAGTACTTTTCAGTAATTCCGTACAAGTCATTGGGACGATTAAGTATCATCACAACGTGTGCGTCTTGACCTATAGAGTCACCACCAAACAGATCAGTCAACAAAGGTTGATACTGGTTACGAGCCCTATGTTCCTGCTCTATGTTCCTGTTTAGCTGACTTAGTAGTACATTTACTACGTTGAACTTAGACTGCAGTAACATGCACCCTTTAGATATTGTATTCAGCTTCTTCAGCTCTGAGTCTTCACTACCACGTATAAGACGTGAGTGGTCATACACATTAATAATAATACTATCGGGGCTTTCTTCTACAATTTTCTCATTTGCATCAATAATATACTCCATTGTTCTGGGCACATTATTAAAGTAAATAGGGTAGTGCTCATACTTTCGTACTTTCATTGCGTAGTTACTAAAGTCTGAGTCAGACAAAGACATATCTACAGACAGTAGCTCTGCTAACTGTTTACTTACATC